ACCTAGAACTTGCTGCAAGGTGCCACGCCGATTTCTCTCAAAAGATTTCTGGAGGATGTCGGTTAATGCCTTGTAGCCAGCTTGGTGACATGAGAAGACTCGAAAACATTCGTCCGTAGCATTCGCCAAGTGTTCCAACGTTTTCGCCTTGAGTAAGCCGGGGTTCCTGAGTCGGTACGCCTTGGAGTCCGGCTCCCGGTACTCGTTGAGACTCGCAATTGCATCTGCTACCGCTTCGATCTTCTGCATTAGTTGCCTGTGTTCTTCGCGCTTCGTCCATAAGCATTGATAGCCGCGCCTCCGAGTCCGCCGACCAAGCCAGCAACGTCGCCCATCCACGCTTGGCTCTGTTCGTTGTTTTCGTTCGCCTCTTGATACGCCTGTCCGCCTGCGCTGGTCGCCGCGCCTGCGGTCGCGTTGGGGTTGTAAAGTCCGGCGACGGTGTCGAGTCCTTGTGTAGCTGCTTCCCAATTGGAACGTCCGGTCGCGTAGTCCGCCTCGTTGATCTGGTTTTCCTGCGTCGAGAGCGCCTGTCCTGCTTGCGAAGCAAGTCCGGCTTGTACCGCCGTGTCTCCGCCGCTCGGAGCGAAAGTGTTTCCACCTGCGCCTGCGCCTGCGCGTCCTTCACCGACTACTGCGCTGGCATTCTTGTACTGCGTCGCGTTGTTTGAAATGGCGCTGGCATTCAAGTTGGATTTTTCTGCCGCGCTGAAACCTTCTTGGTTCGGACCCGCTTCCTCAATCGGGGTCAGTTCGTTCGTGAGGTTTCCGAGGATAGATGACTCCGCGCCAAAGTTTGTACCCCACGCTGACTGGAGACTATTGGCGAAGCTCTGCGATGCTCCTGATTCTTGTGTCTGCTGGGCAGACGGACCTGACATTGGCATTAGTTCGTTCCTTCGAGAGCGAGAACGTAATCCTCGCCGTCTTGTTTGAAACCTAGTTCCTTCATAAACGCGACCATGCTTGGCGACTCGGACCAAAAAGCCAGACGGTCGAACTTTCCCGCCGCCGTGAGTCCAATCCATCCGAGAGCCGCGATGACGCCGTGCGCTGTCCGCACTTTGCTGCTCCGAGTGTCGAACTGCGCGTGAAGCCGCAACGTCCGCCCTTCTTCCGTGAACGCCAAGTGAAAGACGGGACCGCCAACGTCATACACGGTGCTGAGTCCGCCGCAGACATTGACCCAATCTTCGAGCTTCTCTTTGCTGTGCCACGGGTCGAGCCGCAGGCATTCGGCAAGATGCTGGATGTCCTTCGCCGTCGAGGGACGCAATTTCAATTCGTTCACTTACTTCTCCGTGACGCTCAGTAATGGAGCCAAAAGTCGTGGTTTACGTGGACAGCGCGATAAGCGGGAAACATGAAGCGGATGTTCCAGCGATAATGTTGCTGCTCAAATTGCTCGCGGTCGGAGCACTCGGGATTGCGGGACTCAAGCCCGTCAAAGTGCCGCCACTGGATGACGTTGCACTCGTCCACCAAACGGGTGTGCCGGACGCACTGTTCGCGTAATAGAAATACTCCGCGAGGCTTGACGGAGAAGCGCCGTTCATAGTCATGCCCGTTCCGTTGCCAGTGAAAGCCAGCCAGTAATTTCCTGCCGCGATGCTGACTGTCCCTTGCGCCAGCGCCGTTGTGATCTGCCCGGTGCTGCCGAAAATAGTTGCGCCGAGATTCCAGATGAGAGTTCCGGTGAGGTCGTACATGCCCCAGTCGTAGTGGTGCGTCGCGTCGCCTGTGTTTGGGTTGAACGTGAAGTTGCCAACCGATAGGGGAACGTCGATGTGGATGTACATGAACACTACTTTGTTCGCCGAGAAAGCCATGTTGCCCGAGTTGATCGGGTTGAGCGTCACGGGTGCGCCCGTGATCTTCGGGTACGTCCAGATTGATTGCGCGGCTCCGCCGCCTCCACCTCCGCTTGCTGCAATAGTGAGTGTGTTACCACCAGACGGCGTGACTGTGATGTTGGTGCCAGCCGCGATGGTCAGAGCGCCAGTGAGAGTGTTGAGGCTTGTTACTCCACCACCTCCGCCTCCTGAACCCAGTCCGCGTTCCGTGAAATAGTTCGTGCCGTCCGTGAAGACAACGACGCCTTGGTTCTGCGTGAGCGAGAGGCTCGACGCGCTGCCGTCAATATCGGTGCTTCCGCCCGGCGCGAGCGTGAGAGTTCCTGTGCCGTAGTTCTCGACGAAGACTGTCCAAGTCGAGCTTGGCGGCGTGGTCGGCAGAGTGAACGTGAATGAACCTGTGCTGAGAGCGACGAGCGTTCCGTTGTCGCCGGATGCTATGTTGTAGCCTGCGCTCTTGACGCTGACTCCACCAAGACCAGAGCCTCCGCTAGAGTTGATCGTCTGATTAGGCCATGACCCTGAAATGGTGATGTTGGTGCCGGGGACAAGCGCCGGACTCGCTGTTCCTGTTCCGCCCTGCGCGACTGGCAGAGGAGAGGACAAGTGCGTGCTGACTACTTCGGGAGCCGCTGCTGTTCCGCCGAGGTCGGTGTTGAGTTCAATCCCGCCTTTCGCTGAACCTGTCGCCGATGGAAGTTGAGCCGCTGCTGCCACGCCACTGATGTCGGTGAACGATGGCTGCGTCTGCGTGAATGCTCCGGTGGTCGAGTCGTAGGAGTTGAGCCATTCGCTTGTGACCGCTGTCTTGGTGACGGGGAACGCTGGGACTCCGCTCACCTGCGCGAAAGGCAAGTCGCCTGTGACTCCGCCGTTGCCGCCTGTCGCAAGGTTGATCGGCGGAATGTACGCGCCAGTGAGTAGCTTGAAACTCGGGACGCCGGGACCGCTCGGACATCCGCTGATTTCCAGAATGTAGATTTCGTAGCTGCTGGCATTTCCGGTGCCGGGGCTACCGTGGACGGCGAGCGAGATACTTCCTCCCGCGATGCCTTGAGCGACGAACATGTCCACCTGAGTTCCGGTGTTGGCGCTTGGGTTCGGAGAGGATGTCGAAACAGGATGCGAGTAGGCGTTGACTCCGTCGCTGACCGAAACAGAAATGCCGCCTACGCCTGCGGTGAGCGTGAAGTTGATAACGACAAGAATCGTGTTCCCCGCCGTGGTGCCAGAGAGCGAGTACGGACCTTCGTTGCCCGTCCATCCGCCTGATGAGTTCGTCGATTGAACTGGAGCCGTGAGCAAGGTCTTGTTGAATGCGAGCAGTAGGACGCCTGCCGACCAAAACCCTGCGGGAGTAAACGGAGCATTGCCAGCGATAGGGAATGTAGACGGTGTCACCTGTGCGAACAAAGGGACGTTCGGAATGTTCGGCGCGGTGGAGGGCCATGCGCTCCAGCCCGGTCCCGGCGAGACCGTTGCGCCGCTTGTGCTGACTGCCTGAATTGCGAGCATCGGCACGGTGCCGGGAACAATGTTCGCTGTACTGGCTGTACCGCTGTCGCCGCTCAGTGACGTGGCTGCTTGGAACGGATACGCCGTGCTCGGCGCACAGAAAACTTCAAGGGCATCTTCCGGTGCCCATGCGACCTTGAATGTTCCTGTCGCGCCTGCGGGAGTTCCGCCTACGGTGAACTCACCCGGCATAGAGAGGTTGATCGCGATGCCGGAGGCTACGCTGCCTTGGCTGATGACTTGAGCGGAAGAGTTTGCCGCCGCGTTTCCCGTCGCGCTTCCAGACGCCGGAAGGGGAGCCAAGCGCACGACTGGCGTGGTGCCACGATAAACCTGCCCGATGACATCGGTCTGCGTCTGCTGGTCGGAAGACAGGGGAGCGTTGTATCCCGTGGCTGCAATCTCGGGAACCATGACTGGCTGAGACTTTTCACGGAGTACGGGCTGTAGCTTTTCACGATCTGGAGTCAGTGGTGCCATTATTCGCTAGGGTCTTTGTAGATACCGCCAAACAACGTGAAGCGTGCGATTTCGTGTGCCGCTGCCTCCGTCACAAAGTCAATGCGTAGCAGGATGTCCGTACACCAGAGTCCTTCTGTCGGCGCGTTGCCATTCGCATCCGCCTGCTTGAAGTAGTAGCGGTTGCGGTAGAGCGTCGAGGGCTGTCCGGTCTGACCGTAGAGCAATGGAGGGTCGGACACGTACCCGGCAAAAGTCGTGTAGATTCCACTGAGTTCGTCCAGCAAGTAGCTCGGGTTCGGTGCGCTGCCCGTGCGTGCGCCAGTGAACGTGACGAATCCGAGTTCGCACATTTCTCCGTCGTGGCAAATCGGACCCGGCGAGATAATAAAGTTCTGAGCGAACGCCGTTCCGTTGTCCGCCACTGCGCTGGTGTCGCGGTAGCTGATGACTTCGTTGTTCGATGTTCCGCCGATGAGCAAGCGACGGTCTCCCGCGCCTACCTGAATCGACTGGAGCATTCCGCATCCGCCTGTGATGGTCGCGGTCGGACTCCAAACGATGTCGTTGTTCGGCTGGCTGTGCGGGACGCAACGCTTGTATGTCGTCGAGCCGTTGCCGACAAAGATGCCCTTGTCAATTCCGTTCTCGTGCAGCGTGAGATAGACGGCGGACGGGTCGTAGCTGTCAAACTGATCTTGAACGTTCCAGCCAAGGTCTGTTTCACCGCCGCCCGGAATGAAGCTGAGGCAGCGACGATCTGCGGTGAAGATAATGATTTCCGCGCCAAGGCTCGTGACGCCGTTCGGTGTGAGCAAGCCAACACCCGCACGGGTGACGCTCGGAAAATACTGGCTGATGCTGGGACCGCCAGCGATTGTCCACTCGTCTGTCGTCGTGAATGCGAGTAGTCCGGTGATCGGAGCCAGTAGCTTCGTCACGGGGCTGGTGAGCGGGAAGTTGTTGTTGGGATTCCATCCGGTCAACCCGTTTCCGTTGTCCGGTGGAATGTCGTTGCCGCTGCTCATGTAGACGATGTTTCCCACCGCGCCGTCAACACGTCCTTGGTGGTACGCAAGCGTCGTGATACCAGTCGGGGGAGGATTGTTCGAGCCAATAACGTCCGCCTCGACAAGCTGGTCGAGGTCGGTGTCGGCAATCGTGTCTTGGAAACTCCACGGCTGCGCTACGCCGTTGACTGGCTGCGGTGCGGGGAACTCCGTCACTTCGAGGAATGGACCTCCTTGGAATCCATCCGCGCAGCGGAACACTACGACAGTGTCCGCTTGAGGGTCGAGCGAGCCTACGCCGCTGACTGTGACTACCGCTCCAGAGTTCGGACCCGCTGGCAATTTGAAAATCGGCGAGCATGAACTGATAGAGCCGTCCGCGCTTCCGGTTGGAGGACCGTTCGGCACAGTCTGTCCGTTCGGAATGTTCGTGACGTAGAAGTCTGTCGCTGTGCGAGCCTTGAACGCATAACCCCATGCGTAGCCGTTGCTCCATGCGAGCGAGGCTTGGCTGAACGCCCCGGTGTTAATCCATGTGAGCGAGCCAACGCCATCGGTTGTCTGTGCGCCTTGTGTGACAGCCCATGATGGTGCAGTGCCGCCAGACTTGCCGTTGTTGATACAGATTTGAATGTTGGTGTTGCTGTCGATGACTTCTGCGCCGCCATACGGGTCGGTCGGCTGCGGTGGAATGAATCCACTTGCCGGGAGAAACCATTTCGTGTTCGCTGCCCATGAGAGCGATACGCCGACACACGTCCATGTGACTGTGCCGTCCGTCGTGTTCTGACCGTACAGCGTGTTCCATGTCGGCGCACTTCCGCCGCTGACTCCGGTCGTCGTGCAGACTTGAAGATTTCCGTTCGTGTCCTTGATGACGGAGAAAATGAAATTGCTTCCCTGACTCCACGCGGCGTAGTTAGTCGTCGCAGCCCATGTCGCGGTGCCGAGATTGAGCCATGCAAGCTGGTTGTCGTAGGTGAGCGTGCCGAGAGCTTGACCCGATTGAAAAGGCGCGGTGCCGCCAGTGCCCGATGTTCCTCCCGTGTTCCCCGCGTCGAACCAAAATACTTGCTGAGGATTGTTAGTGTTGAGTCCGGCAGCCGCGCAAGTTACGGGGTAAACGGTCGCGCCAGCGCCGTCGTTGTTTGAAACGTCCTGATAGTGCGTGCTCGCAGCCCAAAGCGGGGGAGCTTTCGGTGTGCCAAGGCAAAACCATTTGACGGTGTGATCTTGGAAAACCGAAGCGAAAGCGCCTGTAAAGTTCGGCTTGCTTGTACCCGTTGTACCCTGCGTGTTGCCGGGGTTCGCTTGGATGTAGCACGACTGAGAAGTCTGGTCGTAGATGATGCAAGGGTCTGCGAGAGTTCCGCCGACCGTCGCGTTGTTGATTGTCTTGTTTGCAGCCCACGCGACAATCGGACCTTTGTTCGTCCATGTGATCGTGCCGTCCGAAGTAGTCGCGCCGGGTGTGAGGTTCCAAGACGGACCTCCGTTGCCGCTTTCGCCGATGGTTGCGTTGGCGTTCGTTCCGTTTGCGTTAACGGAGACAAGCTGCTGGACGTTGCCGTTCAAATCGACAAGCAAGCCCATCGTCGTGTAGATGGTGGACGCGACCCACGGCACAGCCGCAGAGCCGGACTCTACGATGTTGATGGTCGGCGCGGCAGTGGGTGCGGTGATTCCCCAATTCCAAGTCTTGCCGCTGATGATCTTGATGTTGTCTACGCCGTCTGAAATGAAAAGCGAAGCGCCAAGCTGGAGATAGCTGCACTGCCCCGCGCCTGCACTCTTGGTGAAGATGCTCGTACCACTCGTCGGCGTGACGATGTAAATGTTTGTCGCCGTGTCCACAAAGACCGTGAAGACGCCGTCGTTGTTGAATGCGAATCCGCCAAGCGGCCGAGTCGGGAATTGGAATGTCGTGTACGGTGTGGTGCCGGGACGGTTGACCCATGTGTTCTTGGGACCTACCTCGACGTTGCTGCCGCCGAACAGACAGTCTTGGTATCCGCCGTAGAAATGCTCGACGACGAACTGAGACGGGTCTTGGAGTGCAAAACGATTCGTGATTTCGCCGTGTAACGCTTTCGACTGGTGAATCGAAGCGAATCTTGATTCGGACTTAGGCTGTGCGCCTGCCTGCTGGAGAATTGATGGAGCCATTAACGCGCTCCTTTAGCTTGGCTTCCTTGCTGGGTGTCCAGCATGTTCGCTGCGGTTTGCGCGTCGATGTTGAGGTACTGCGCGACGAAGATTGCCTTGTCCTGCAATGCCATACCGTTCTGAATCGAAACGAGAGCGAGAACGCCGCGCTGCTTTTCCGCCTGTGCGCGTTGAGCGTCCACTGGCTCTAGGCACTCGCCGAGAAACAAGCGGTCGTAGATGTAGGCGTAGGTGTCGGGGATAGGTGCCCATGTGCTGCTCATCGTGGTAAACGGAACTGCGGCTTGCTGAAAATCCAGCACAACGTTCAGTGTCGCGTTCGGCACGCCCATGAGTCGGAACGTGATGTTTCCAGCGCCGTCGTTGTACTGAACGCTGATTGCACTTGGACGCTGACCGTCGCTCGACTTGCTAAGAGACCGTGTGTTGTAAACGTCTTTGATCTGGTTTACTTCACCGCTGACAGCGAGTCCGGTGTCTCCAGTGCTGCTCTGGCTGTGAGTCGAAGCGAACGTAAATGTCGTGCCATTCGTGGAGAGAATCGGCGCGTTCGTGACGTTGAACTGTGTGGTCGTGAGTCCAGTGATCGTGACGGTGTCGCCTACCTCGAACTCGTTTACCGCTGTGATCGTCGCAACGGTTCCGCTGCCAGCGACGTTGGTGACGGTTGCGCACGGCTGTACGCTGGCGGTCTCCAAGTAGCCGAATGTCGGAATGCTCGCGTTCGTGATGTTGACGACGTAATCCTGCTGACCGATGACCGTCTGAAAGGACGCAAAGCCACGGTTGTACGCGGTGGACATAACGTCCGGCGAAAGGAAGAGTTGCTTGACGTGATTCGCGTTGTCGAGAGCAGGCTGATTGCCTGTGCCGACATTGAGCGGGAGGTAGTTGACAAAGGTCGTCGCCCAATTAGTTGACTGTTGAAGTGTGCGACTCATTAGCGCGGTGGACCCCCAAACGGCCAATACGGACCCGCGTATCCCGTGTTATTCCGATTGCCTCCGCTGCGTACATTGGTCGAAGCAACAAACTTGTAGAAGTCTCGCTCGCGGTCGGATTTCATCCGCGCTTTGGCGAGAGACTCGAATGCTTTCTGCCGCTTTCCTTCCGCTTTCGCAGCGATTTTTGCTTCGCTGCTGTAGCTGTAGCATTCAGCGATGAACATGGCGCGTAGGTGCGGTTCGTATTCGTTGGTCACGGGGAAAATGGTTTGGTCAAAGCAATCCGCACCCTCGAAGCGTGGCGGCTGCATCTGCCCGATGAGGCGAAACTGCCACACGACTCCGACTTGAGACGGGATGGGAGTAATGCGTATGCCTTGCCCGTATGGGTCTACTACCGTCCAGACGCATGAGCCATCGTTGACGGTCGTGCCGGGTTCGGAGTCTGCCGGGAGAAACGGCGCGGAAACGCCCGTCGTGCCGTGAGTCGTGAGCACTAGCAGGTTTCCGTTCTCGTCTCCAATCTGTGTGATCGGATTCGATGGCTGAGAGATTTGTCCGAGAGGCGCGGTGTATACGCTGCCTGCCACGGGGTTGTTTCCTAGAGTCGCGTTGCCTGTGTTGGCCTCGCCCCACGTTCCGTAGTACAAGCGGTTATTCGGGAGAAACGTTGCGCTGTAGACCGGAGCCAATGCGTTTGCCGCGAGACCGCTGCCAAGATTCGCAGTGGATTGAATCTGGCTGCGTCCCACTTGCACCCATGTCCAAGGCTTTCCGAGTGCCGTTGAGTTGATCTGAACGGCGATACCTTGCTGGAGCCACGCCAGATTCGTGATGCTGTTTCCGTCTTCGTCGATGATTGCGTAGTCCTGCTGCCAAGAGTTCGTGTAGAAAAATGGAAGCTCGAACTCATTGAACTTGTAGGGATAGTCCGCGAAGAAACGGTTCATCGCGTCGTTCATCGCCGTGCGAGCAGGCTCCAGCGAATGCCCGCCGACATTAAGTACGGGAGCGATGTCGCCGAAGTCTTCGGCGTTGTCAACGAAGTCTTGAAGCGTTACGTCGGACTTCGGCATTAGGCGCTTACCAGTTCAGCCGGGGGTTTCCGCATGACGGTCGAACGGCTGAAAGATTTCTTCGGGCAACGTGCGTATGCGTCCTCGTAAGACCAACGGGTCGGGTTCGGCAGAGTCTTGCCGTTCCGCACGATGGACTCGCGGGTGTCGCCGGGGAGCCACATAAAGCCGCAGCGATTCCGGCAACGCACGAATACCGTTCCATCGGGAAGCTGATGGCTGTAGAGATTGAACAGGTTCATGTTCTGGTCGTGAGCGCCGATGCCCTTCAAGTGAGCGCACCGTGCTTGGTCTTGGAACTTCTTCTGGTCGATCTGCTTGTCGCGCACGTTGCGTTCGTGAATCTTGGCTGCGTGTGCGAGCTTGGCTGCTTGTTCGGCTGCCTTGCGTTCCGTGTACTCCGCGAGTTCGCGTTCCTCGCGCTGTAGAGCGATGCGGTTTTGCTCTGCGAGCAATTCCTCAAGGCTCTTATTGGATGTCTTCGATTTTTCCGTTTCTAAAGGCATGTAGCGTTCTCCGATAGCGATTGCTGCGCCGTGTGTGGCGAGGCTCGCCAAAAATTTCGTGAATCTTGGTCTCGCTCACGATTCGAGTAGTGACTAACTTCGCTAAAACTTGACGCCATCCGATGGCTGCTTCGCCGTTCGGGATGCCGTGATCTTCGTCGTGCAAGAGCGCCCATTCCGGCATGACCGGAACTTGCATGGACGTGACGAAAATAAATCCGAGTCTTTCGTAGCCGGGACGGATTGCGTAAAGTCCGCATGTCTGTGGAGACTGAGGGTCTTGGTAGACCTTGCACTTGATTCCGTTTTCGCGGAGCCGTCCGATAAAATTGTTTACGTTGATGAAGTTGACCAAGCTGCTGTCCTCGTCGGTGAGGATGTCTTGGTCTTCCATGCGGTGGGCTTTTGCTTTTTCGATCGAGTATTCCCTGTCCGCTTGCTCGCATTCATCGCGGTAGCTCTTGTAGTCGTCGGGAAAGCGAAACTCGTCTGGCGTTCCGTCTTTCAATAGCTCGCCGATGAACTGCTCAGTCTTTTTTACGTCAATGTAACTGGAGAGCTTTTGTTCCTGCATCGTGCCTCTACATAAAAATTGAGGGAGTGACTTGCGCCACTCCCCCGGTTGATTTGTGACGCTTACTGGATGGCAGGGATGCTGTCGCAGTAGCGGACACGCTGGGTGTCAGTTCCGGTGATCGGAGGACCCGTGATGGTCTGGTGGAACATGTAGCCAGCCCATGCGCCGATGGTTCCGGTCGGGTCGTAGGTCGAACGTGCGGCGTCCTTCGTGACGAAGCACTGGATGTCGTGCCAGTCGCCGCCGTCCATGTCGGTGTCGCCCGGTACTGCGAGCCACACGCCAGCCGCAGCCCAATGTCCGGCGATGTAGGAACGGAATGCAGTTCCCAATCCGGCAGACTGGTAGTCGCTGGTCTTGGTGACAAAAGGCGTCTGATATGCGCGAACGCCAGTCGTCGGGAAGGTGTACGGAGTAAGCTGGTCGCCTGCGGCAATCTTCTCGAATGCCTCGGCACGCTTCGCGTCGTACTTCACGTAGTCGATCAAGCTGGCGTTGGTTCCGCTGGCGTTGAGCAAATCGTTGAGCACGTTTGAAGAAATTGCCATGCAGTAGAGGTCGCCCTTACACGGCAGTACGCCGATGGAGACAAGCTCTTGCTTCATGGAGCGAATGTTCTGAATGCCCATCGTGTAGGGGCTGATGAGCAGCGAACTTGCGTTCACGGCAGAGTCAACCGCAGACAGACCGTCGAAGAACGTGGAGTAGAGTTCCGAGAGGGACTGTCCGGCGCGGTACGACATTTCCTCAGCGGAATTGCCTACCTGATCGTCGATTGCAGCCGCCACGTCGAAGCGGGAAAAGTTCGTGTAGTCCGACCATTCTGAAAGCGAATAGCTGGATTCCTCTTGCTGGACGAAAACCGGAGAGCCGACTTGACCGTCCTGCGTGGGGTTGGTGTTACCGTCCAGCGTGACGTACTCGAAGAAGCGACCGTTGATGCCGCTCCCGGTAGGCTGCTGAACCTTTTCGACCATTTCAAAAAATGCGTTGGTCTGACCCTTGAGGTTGGGAACGATTCGCGTGTTGTAGTGAATCGCCTGCGCCGTCAAAGAGTTTGCTACGTTGGAAATGCTTGGATTCGGTCCTGATCCCATGTTGGGTTACTTCCGAAAAATGATTGTGTGGATCGCTGATTAGCTGCCGAGGACTTTATCCATCTCTGCGCGGAGCTTCGGATTAGTGAAGTGCCTGTTGTATTCCGCAGGATTGTCGCGTCCCATTCGGATGTAATCTGCCTTCGTGAGTCCCTTGGGCTTCGGACGTGAGCCGCCATTAAGCGCACCCGGTTCGAGGTCTGGTGTTACTCGCGGACGGCGCGACTCAGTATTAGCTGGCGCTGCCGGGGTTTCAGGAACGGTGACAGTCGGCGATTGAGCTAACTTGTCTCCGCACATTGCAAATGCAATCTCGTAATTTTCGGTTGTGTAGTCCAACCCGTTCTCTGTCAGATAACCTTCAATGAGGTCGTTGTTCGCCTGACAGATAAAATAATCTCGTGCGTGCGCTCTGAGGAACGCGGCTGCTGCGAGGTCATGCCGCATGATTGCTTCCTTGCGGTCAAATTCCTCTTGGCGCTCGGTAAGACCAAACTCCGCGTCCACCAATTTGCGGATTGCCTTACGCGCTTTCGCCGGGTCGTTAAGCTCTACTCCGGCTTGGAACTCTTCGTCCGCCGTCAATTGCTTCGGCGTGAACTTTTCTTTCGGCTTCGTCGGCGTCGCCGTCTTTAGCCTGTGATAAGCGCGGACAAGTTGGAGTTGAATGTCCTGTTGCTTCTTCGCTATCTCTTCCCATGACGTTCCCTTGATGACCGTCTTGTTGCCGATGGGATTGCCCTGTTCGTCCGTGGGCTGATACTCAAAAACCAATTCCTGTGGTGCCTCGACCGGATTAGCGGTCGTTTCTGTCTCTGCCATTTTTTCCTCAGCTATTGGGCTGCCTTACCAATTAGCTCGTCGATGTTTCGTCCGGCATGTCCAGCCTTTTGGCTGGCGATGTGCCACTGAACCGCCTTGAGGAACAAAGCACAAAAGGCGTTTGTCGCTCGGGCTTCAAGCTGCAACGTGAGGACTTTTTCCTTCTCCGTTGGGTCGCATTGAATGACCTTGCTGTTCGCCACTTGGCACGCTGCATCCAGCATCTTTACCAAGGATTTCCAGCCCGGTTGATTCGTCAAACTGACCAAATCAAGCCGTTCTCCCGGTGGGAGTGCGAAAGGTCGAACTTCTGCCGCGAGTATCTCTTCGCTCATAAAAGGGTTCCAATAGCGTTAATACTCATCAAATCGTGGAACCCCCGCTAAATGGCGACGCCAGACCGGACTGGTCGGCGTCCATGCTGTGCTCGATGGTCGAGCGGTAGACTTCCCCGCCGGCCTTTGCAAGCTGCTTTTCCTGCTCAAGCTGGGTCTCCTGCTGGAACTTCGCAGCCTGTGCTTCCTGCGCTGCCTTCGCCTTTGCCGCTTGGACGGCTGCCGGGGAATTCGCCGCGTGGCGCTGCTTCTGCTCGTCCGACATCGGGACAAGGAAGTCTTGGCTGTACTTCCAGCCTGCGGATGCCGCGAACATCTTGAAGATTTTGCTGGCGTCGAGAGTGTTGCCTTGGTCGGCAATCATCTCCATAAATGTCGGGTTGTTGAGAAGCTGGACAACGAACGTGAAGAACTGCGCCATTTCCTTCTTGGGTCCGAGCTTCGCGCCTGCGAGAACTTCGTATTCGATTTCGGCGTTGCGGAACTCTTCGTGGTCAACGTCGATCTGCTGACCCATTTCCTTGCTCAGTACATCGCGGAGCACGGACGCCGGGAGACGGTCGTTGTTGAGTTCATCCATGATCTGGAGCCACGGGATGAAAACTTGGCGGACGATGCGGCTGATGGGACCGTCGAGACGCGAGGCTACGGCTGCGCCGACATTGGCAGCGCCAGTTCCCGAGCGTGCGCCTGTGGTCTGAATACCCGGCAGGGATGCACCCATAGAAAAGTTGGCGTTCGCGCCAGCGTTCTCTTTGGCTTCTGCGGCTTGCTGCTGGAGCCATTGCATAGCGGACTGCGGCTGCTCTGGCATTTCGAGGAACTTGAAAGCCTTGGTAACGTCGCCTTCAACGTCAAGGATTCCACCCTGAGACCAAACGATGTCCTGTGACGGCGTGTTGAATCCGGCTGTGCGAAGTGCAATCGGGTCGAGACCGTAGTCGAGCAGCGAGAGCGAGGCGTTGGTGATGCCAGCCTGCACAAGCTGCGCCGGGCCCGCCAGCAAACCGATACCCTGACCGTCGAAACAGTCGGGGATGGGACGCCAGCAAGCGGAGAGGAAAGGAATCTTCTTGTACGGATTCGCTTCGTTGCGAATCAGGATATTGTCGTCACCGTGACGCAACACGACGATGACCATGTTCGTCGACCAATACTCCAAGAGTTCCAACCCGTTTTGCAGTGGGTCTGCGGAGTCTTTCGCGTTGCGCGGTGCGCTGGTCTGAATCCATCCGCGCATGGATTCGGGGAGCGTGACGCTGATCGGGTCGCCTTCCGGGGTGAAACGCGCACGCATGAAAAAATCGCGGAGTTCGTCTTCGGACGGGATGGTGTAGCCTTCGTAGTCGCGAAGATTGTCGAGGTCTTCGTAGGTCGCATAATCACGGTAGACAACGTCCTTCGCCTTGCGGATGTCTCCGACTCGGCAGCCACGGTTCACGATGACGTGACGGCGGTCGCAATACCTAATCCACGGACGGGTAACGCGCTGTTCCTCGTAAACGATGTCGAATGCGTCGGACTTTTCCGAGTGAATCGTGTGGGTTTTGCCGCTGGTCTCGTTGTGAATCTTTTGAAGGTCGCCGCGCTTCTTGTACTTCTTGGTGGTGACGGTGGTGTCCGTCCAGCCCCATTTCATAATCATGGTGCCGATGAGCGCATCCTGCGTGATCGCAAGCTCCATCTCATCCTCGAAGCCCATGTCTTCAAGCTGGTAGGCGAAGAGAGAGGTCTTGGCTTCGACCATGTCCTGCGTGGTGCCGGGGCGAGGACGCAAAAGGAACGGCGGGGTTTCGTAGAACAGACCGCCCATGACTTTCGGAACGGTGGAATCAACTAGGTTTGAAACGGTGTAGTTGGGAACGTTGGCGCTGCCATTGCCGCCGCCGTCAAAGCATGACAGCGTGGTCGGCGATTGATACGCCTCGTAGGAAAAACTCCAACCTGCGGGCCAATTCTGTTGGTTTGCCCATGCGTCGCCGTCGCTGGTCGCGTCGAGCACTAACTTCAAAGCTGCTGAGTCGTCGTAGAGATAAGAGCCTGATGGGTCGCTGCGGAGATTACCCGGTAGAATTTCGCTTGCTGCTTCTGTGTACTTAGTCGGCATTCCTGCGTCCTAGATGCCCGAAGTCAAAACGACTGCGGCGTTGTGCTTGGTTCAGCCCGACCTGACTGGAGGTGGAGCGGGGGTTTCCTGTGCGTTCGTCATAGTCCAAGCGGTTCTTGGACACGCCGGGTTGACGATTGAAAACCTG